CCACTGGTTTTGATCTAGATAAGTGGGATACTTTCGAAGGCACATATAATTCAAAATGCAAAAGAAGAACAGTGGATGACGATATGGTTGATCCATGTTCCTATTCGGATGACAGCATGTATTACAAAGCCAGAACCAACTCGGGTGGTGAAGGATTAATTTGGATAACGAATATCAATGGGGATCTCCAAAATGGTGATTATGTGACCACTTCCGAGATACCAGGATACGGAAAGCTTCAGGATGACGACCTCCTGCATAGTTATACTGTTGCTAAGGTCGTAGAGGAAATAGACTGGGACAATATTACTGAAACAGTAGAACACAATGGAGTAAGTTATAAAGCAGCATTAGTTGGCTGCACTTATCATTGTGGCTAGTATAAGCCAAATACAAATTTTTTTAAAGGAATTATAAACAATGCCAGAATTATCAGAAGGAATTAATACTTTCATAGAGTCAGAAGACACAACAGTTATCTCTCAAAATGCGCCAAGTGGCGATGTCGGAATATCGAAAACATCAGGGAATACTGGTATTTTTGTATATTCTCAATCTCCCTATACCATTTGGTTTAAGATTAACGGAGTTTGGACAAGCCATCAAACATTTACATCTGAAAATCTTGTGGTGTCCATTTCTTTTAAATGGGAAGCGGGGGCAACGCACGTATATTTCCAGACTTCTCAATCAGGACATAGATTATTTTTATTTCCAAAAACAGGATCAATCCTTATAGACGGCACACCATCTGATGACACAAATCAAATCGATGCTTTGGTTCTCGATTCTGAAACTTCTTTAATAGTTTTTGGACAACAATCGACAACAACTACGGTGACAACTGGAACGATGTCCACTGGTGAATCAATTGTTATAGATGATGGTTGTGACGCTTCTGTTGTTGTGACCGAGCTTGTTGGCGATTATACGGACTCGCTCTCGTCTAATTTGGCTGCTTATTATAAATTCGACGATAACGCAAATGATTCTAGTGTTGCGGCAAATAATGGAACAGTACAGGATTCAGGAAATACAAGCTATCCTGCTGGAAAGATTGGTAAATCACTAAGTTTTGAATCGAATGCTTCTTATGTTGATCTTAATAATTCTGATTTATTAAATTTAGGATCTTCGTATACTATTGCTGGATGGGTATATAGCCCCAGCAACAGAACGTATAATGGCAACGCTAATGCACAGGGTTCCTTGTTGAGACCTGTCTTTTCAAACTTGGATCATCTTGGTGGCGTTTGGAGTGGGTTTTTTGCATCGGTAGGCCCTGGTGGGTGGATCAATAATGATGCGACTTTTCCAAATAATAACTTTCAAACCTGGCATGCTATTAATCTTGGGGGAACCACTAATCAGTGGGTCATTTATGGAAGTGGTCAAGATTCCTTTCCTCTGGATCAGTGGGTTCATGTCGCAATGACTGTATCCGGCTCAGATACTTCAAACTGGACAGTAAATATCTATATAAATGGTGTAAGTCAAACAGTGGTATCTCGCTATAATGATGTTCCTCAAACATGGTCAACAAACCCAGCAAGGGTGCATTTTAATGCAGCATCGAGCTATGATTATCCCGCTAGTATTGCTGGTGAACAAAAAATTGATGAATTTGCATTCTGGAAGAGAGCTTTATCTCAAGCAGAAATAACTTCACTGTATAATTCTGGTACTGGGGCAGCGCTTGACACCACATATCAAATATCAGAAACAGTAAGAGAAGATTTCACAGTCAGTAAAACTGTGACTGTTACTGCTCCTGCTGGTGTAGATGAAGCAAACATCAAGATAACAATTGAGAAATAACAGGAGAACTAATGACGATGACACAAATGGCAAAAGGCGCTTTAGATAAAGCGTTAGAGAAAGTCGTATCAAGAAAATTGTTGGTGTGGGGCACTGCAACCGCCCTTCTCTTCACCTCTAATCTTGAAAGCGAACATTGGCTTTATCTTAGTGCCTTATATATTGGTGGACAATCAATAATCGATGCAATTGTTAAATTTAAGAGTGCTTAATGATTAATTTTAATTTTGGTGATATTTTTAAAAATCTTGGTCCTTTCTTGTCAAATAACTGGCAAGCAATCTGTTTGGTAATCATGGTAGCTTTATATTTTTCTTCAAAAAGCGATTATTCAACATTGAAGAAGAATATGGACATAATGAGTGAGAGTTATGAGGAACAGATTGCTGCCTTAGAGGCCCTTCATTTAGAAGAAATAAAAAGAAGAGAGGACGCCCTTCGAGAGTATGAGAGAGAAATTAATAATATCACAGAAGAATATGAAAGGGCTCTCGAAGATCTAAAGAAGGGTTCAGAAGAAGAGGTGGAGAATTATATTCGCGACTTCAAGCTACAACCAGATAAATTAATAAGAGAAATTGAAAATCAATATGGGTTTAAATATGTGGAATAAGATTGCTATACTAATGACAATAAGTCTTTTAAATATCGCAAATGCTTCTGAGGGTAAATTTACTTTCTTGCAAGAGAATGAACCTTCTCCATTTGTGGGCACCTTGTTTGATCCAGAAGCAACTGCTCGTCTATTAGCAAACAATAAGTTTATAAAAGAAGAATATGATTTAAGGCTAGGTTTCGAACTAAAAAAACAAGAAAAAACATTTAATCTTCAAATTGAGCAGCTTCAAATAACCTTAGATACCGAAAGACAAAAATGTGAAACAATTATATCAGTCAAAGACCAGCAAATACAAAATTTGAATGATTTGTTATCAAAAAAGCCAACTATGGCTGCTTGGCATGGGTATCTTGGTGGGTTTTTGATTGGTTCGGCGGCGACTTTGGTGATTACAAATTTGGTGAAAAAATGATTTTAAAAGATTTAAATGAAGTCGCTAAATATGAAAATGCTATTTCTAAAAAATATGGGAAAGAGGCCACTAAAAATCCTCGTGCTGATTGGAATGATGAAAAAGAAAGTGAATATCAAAAACAAATTCGAGAATTGCACGAAAAAGAAGTAAGAAATAACGAAAAAAATGAAAAAATTGAAGTTGATGGCGTTTTAATATCTAAAAAACTATTTACTAAAGATAGCAATAGGATTTGCCCTGTTTGTCATTCTTATTCTTTTGAACTTAGGGATGACGTGTACATGACAAAATTTAATTGTTGTTTTAAATGCTACATTCAGTGGGTAGAAGGTCGAGAAGAAAGATGGAAATCTGGATGGCGACCAAAAGAGGAAAAATAAATGGCTACAACATTAGAAATTATCCAAGGTATTAACCAGGCTGCTGCTAACGCATATGACGGCGCACATGATGAAAGATTTGTCAAAGATGGCGAAACAAAAGAACTAGGCTTGAGTCGCGAAGAGGGTTGCCCTATTATAGATTCGCGCGTATCTGACGGATTCGGCGTAAAGATCATAGGTGATATGCTACAAATAAACTACGAAGCAAACATCAAGATTTCAGATGTGTATGACGCTGGATTTGAAGAAGAGTGCGAAAGAAGATTGTCAAATATTGCTGACTTTTTAAGAAAAGAATTCAAATTAATAACTGGGAAAACATTATCCTTGACGCCACAAGGAGAAACAAAGTGTATTGTACAGCATACTTCTAGAGTGAGAACTTTCGTAATGGCACATCAATTATTCAAAATTGGTGGTATGCAGGGAGTTGAAACTCTTGGGGAAGCTGTCTCTGATTCTATGTCGGTCAAATATCATAAGTTTCTCGCCGAGGGCGGATTTAATAAAAAGTAGATTTCATGTCGCATTCACTATCCAAGAAAGAGGTAGTATCTGAAATAATTAAGTGTGGTAAAGATCCTGTTTATTTTGTTAATAATTATGCCAGGATATCACACCCGATAAAAGGTCTAATACCTTTTAAAACTTATCCTTATCAGACTGACCTCTTAACAGATTTCAATGATTATCGATTTAATGTTATTCTAAAAGCTAGACAGCTAGGTATATCAACGATTGTAGCTGGATATGTTGTTTGGTTGATGTTATTTCATCGAGATAAAAATATACTTGTAATGGCTACTAAGTTTGCAACGGCAGCAAACTTGGTTAAAAAAGTAAAAGCAATTTTGAAAAACTTGCCAGATTGGTTAATTTTGGCAGAAATATCAATTGACAATAGGGCATCTTTTGAATTATCCAATGGCTCACAGATAAAAGCAGCTTCAACTTCTGGAGATGCCGGTCGTTCAGAGGCATTATCTCTCTTGGTCTTGGATGAGGCCGCACATATTGAGAATCTAGATGAATTATGGGCAGGTTTATACCCTACAATCTCTACTGGTGGTCGTTGTATTGCTCTTAGTACGCCAAATGGTGTAGGAAACTGGTTTCACAAGACATACATTGAAGCTGATGAGGGAACAAATGATTTTCATCCCGTAAATTTGCCATGGAACACTCACCCAGAGCGAGATCAAGAGTGGTTTGAGAAAGAAACCAGAAATATGTCTCGAAGAGAGATAGCACAAGAGCTTGAATGCAATTTTAATACTTCTGGTGAGTCAGTTATACATCCTGATGATATTGTTTGGATAGAATCCAATGTTTGTGAGCCAAAATACAGAACAAGTTTTGATAGAAATATGTGGATATGGGAAGAATATACACCAGGAAATACGTATTTGCTAGTTGCCGATGTTGCTAGGGGTGATGGCGCTGATTATTCTGTGTTCCATATCATAAAACTAGAAACAATGGAAGTTGTAGCTGAATATCAAGGTAAACCAAACTTAGACATGTATGCGAATGTACTAATGCAGGCTGGAAAAGAATATAATAATTGTTTATTGGTGGTTGAAAATGTTGGAATTGGAATATCTGTACTGGAGAAGCTTATTGATTTGGATTACCCAAACTTATACTATTCCATAAAAAGCACTCATGAGTTTGTAGAGAGCTACCAGGGTCAAACTGACAACCAGGCAGTTCCTGGGTTTACGACATCTTCTAAGACTCGGCCTCTAATTGTCGCAAAATTAGAAGAATTCATTAGAAACAAACTAATTAAAGTATACTCTGTTCGTTTTTCTAATGAATTACGGACTTTTATTTGGAATAATGGTAAACCTCAAGCAATGAGGGGATATAATGATGACTTAATAATGTCATTAGCGATCGCTTGTTGGGTCAAGGACACAGCTTTAAGTGTCAATCAAAAAGAATCAGACTACAAGAAAGCGTGCTTAAACTCAATGATAAAGGTCAATACAAAATTAAATACATCAGTCCCAGGAATGGAAGGATACGACAGAAAACAATCGTTAGATGAAAAAATGTTTAAATCACAAAAAGAATATAAACAATATTCTTGGTTAATCAAAGGATAAAATATGGCTAATAGAGACAGGAATCCAAACAATCCGCAATCAGAACTTTTTAGAAGGCTTACGAGATTATTTTCTGGCCCAATTGTGAATTGGCGAACTCAAATGAATCGAAAGATTCGTAGGACAGCATTAGATAAATATTCTACTGAATTTCGATCAGCTTCTGGTCAACAATTCAAAAGATCAGAATATAGTCCTTTTGATGTGATGCACTCTAAAATAATGGCACAACAGAATCGTGCCGAGAGATATGTTGATTATGAGCAAATGGAATACATGCCAGAAATTGCGTCAGCTTTGGATATCTATGCTGATGAAATGACAACTCATTCTGCTCTGTCGCCAATGCTTGGGATTCAATGCCAAAACCAAGAAATAAAAGCAGTCCTTCAATCTCTTTATGAAAATATTTTAAACATCAATCATAACCTTTTTGGTTGGTGTAGATCGATGTGTAAATTTGGTGACTTTATTTTATATTTAGATATTGATGAAAGAATCGGAGTGAAGGCTGTAATACCACTACCATTAAGAGAAGTTGAAAGAATGGAAGGGGAAGATCCAACAAATCCAAATTATGTTCAATATCAATGGAATTCTGGTGGGATGACTTTTGAAAATTGGCAGATATCACATTTTAGAATTCTTGGTAATGATAAATATGCACCATATGGTACTTCTGTTTTGGAAGCTGGCCGCCGCATCTGGCGTCAATTAGTTTTAATGGAAGATGCAATGATGGCATACCGAATTGTTCGGTCAGCCGAAAGAAGAGTGTTTTATATTGATGTTGGCAATATCGCTCCTCAAGATGTGGAGACATTTGTTCAAAAAACAATTACATCTATGAAGAGAAATCAAGTTGTAGATGCGAATACTGGCCGCGTCGATCTTCGCTATAATCCCCTATCGGTTGAGGAAGATTACTTTATCCCTATCCGTGGAGGAGAGTCATCAAAGATTGAAACTCTAGCTGGTGGTCAGTTTACAGGAGACATCGACGACGTAAAATATTTGAGAGACAAATTATTTTCGGCATTGAAAGTTCCAGCTTCTTATTTGTCCAGTGATTCAGAAAATACACAAGAAGACAAAACAACACTTGCTCAAAAAGATGTCAGATTTGCTAGAACTATTCAGCGTCTTCAACGTGCCGTCTTGACAGAGTTGGAGAAAATAGGTATAATACATCTCTATACTCTTGGTTTTCGAGGTGATGATTTAGTTAGTTTTCGTTTAAAACTCAACAATCCTTCTAAGATTGCTGAACTGCAAGAATTGGAGCACTGGAAAACAAAATTTGAAATTGCTGGCGGAGCAACAGAAAATTTCTTCTCGAGAAGGTGGATCGCTCAAAACATTTTTGATCTATCAGAAGAAGAGTTTGTTAGAAATCAAAGAGAAATGTTCCATGATAGAAAATTTGAAGCCGAATTACTGGCCGTTGCTGAAAACATGGGAGATGAGTCGGAAGGATTCGGCGCTCCATCTGATGAGGGTGGTCTAGAATTAGATGCAGGCATCGGATTAGAGGATTTGGAGGCCCCAGAAGAAACCGAAACAGAAGAGGCACCTCCGGAAGAAGAAGGTGGTCCGCTTTTGGCAGCACCAGCAAAGAGAGATGACAGAGACAGAAAATATACAGAAAAATCTTTAAGCAACAAGTCTAAAGGAAAAAGATACGTTCCAAAATCAAAAAGAGGCGGGGATGGTAGAAATGGAAGACCGCAAAACTTTTTAGGTATTGCTGTTCCAAAGCCAAAAGATATAACACCTGGATTCTCTGACATGAAGAGTCTTTCTCGCGGTCTTTACGAAGGTAAACAAACTATTTATACAAGTGAAGAGTCCTTATTGTTTGAGAGCAACTCAGAAATTAGAAATTTAATATCAGAATTAGAAAAATCGGAGATTAAAATAAATGAAAATGAAGCACAATAAAAAGCGTAATACTGCTTTTATCTTTGAGGCTCTGGTAAGAGAATTAACCAAAGCAGTTGTTGAGGGCGATGTTTCCAAGAAGAAGAAAATTGTCAACTTGATTAGAAACAACTTTAAGGGGAATAATCTGTTATCAAAAGATTTGAGATTATACAAATCAATAATGGAGCTAAAAGACGCCGATAAGGAATTGGCTGAAAGAGTGATTTTTGAAGCTAGAATGGAGAGAAGCTCAATAGACAACAAAAAGCTTTTCGAAGAACAATCTGAAATTATTAATAAAATCAATAAAGAAATATCTCCAGACGTTTTTTCTAACTTCGTCCCGAACTATAAAGATCTTGCTACGATTTCACAAATTTTTAATAGTCGCATGAAAGCAAGGGACAGAATTCTCCTTGAAAGAGAAATGGTTGGTAAAATGATGTCCCTAGAAGAATCAAAAGATTCCTCACTTAAGCCGATTGATAATTTGACTTACAAAACATTTGTTAAAAAGTTTAATGAAAAATATAATCAAGAATTGGCAAATGAACAAAAGGAATTACTAAAAAGATATATCACTTCTTTTGAAGACGATGGTATAGAACTTAAAGTGTTTCTTAATGAAGAGATTTCTAGATTAAAAGAGATCTTAAGTGATTCTCTCAAATTAGAAGAAATAAAATCAGATGAAGTGATGTTAGAGAATACTAAAAAAGTATATGACATGCTAGTGAATGCCAACAAGAGAGACATTGATAAAGTTCTCGTACAGGATATCTTAAAGATTCAGAATCTCGCTAGGGAGATAAACGAATAATGGCTGTTACAATATATCTTGGAAAAGAAGCAAACAGAACAAGATTAACATTAGAATTAAAAGCAAGAAAATCTCTTGATGGCAATATAATGATTTTTGACCATCAAGAAATGGATATTGTGATTATGCCAAAGAAAAGTAAGGTTGTTACTTTTGCAAAAAATGATTTTTCCGATACGGTTTATGAATCACAATCTCGTCTTTTTGATTTCTTGAAAAGAAAAGGTATTGTAACTTATGAATCGATTCGTGGCGGGAATGTTTATGGATCCCTAGAAGCACAAATCGCCCAACCAGAATCAGAAGATATTAACACAATAGATTACACGATTTATGGAGTCTATAATTTCATAAAAGAAGAAAAACCTTATTATGATTATATAGATGATTATGAACAGATGCTAGACAACTATTACACTTCACCAACGGATGAAGATTCTACAGAATTGGGAGAAGTACCACAAGCTTCTGAAAAGGGATCTTTGAGACCTGGTTATAATTACGAGCCATATTGGATGAGCTACATGCTTGAAGAATCCAAGGAGAAATAGTGGATCTTATATATTTTTTATTATCTGCTTATGGGATGACACAATTACTTTGTTACGGAAAGATCTTCGATAAAATAAGGCCGGAGGGCTATTTCTGGACTTGTCCTATGTGTGTTGGTTTTTGGGTTGGAGTATTTTTATGTGGAATAAGCCCATTGACTGAACTATTTACTTATGAACTTTTGCCCGCAAATTTTTTTATTTGTGGCTTAGTTAGTTCCGGAACGTCCTATGTTTTAAACATGACTTTCGGTGACAATGGCATAAATCTAGATAATAGGAGGTGATTATGTCTAAAAGATGGATGATTCGTAATGTCCGTCGCTGCAAAAACGGCTGTTGACTACTTTAGAAGGAAGTTGAGATGAGTAAAGTTTTATTAAGAGAATATTATGCTTTGTGTGAGGGTGGCGTTTGTCGTGACCTTCTCACAGAGGAAGAGAAACTAGATATAAAAGAAAACAATGCCATGTACCTGACGGGATTGATGCAGCAATGTAATGTCCAAAACGGTAATGGCCGTGTTTATCCAGAAGGTGTTTTGATGAGAGAAGTAAAGACTTATCAAAAGTTGGTCAAAGAACGCCGAGCATTAGGCGAACTAGACCATCCAGATGATTCGATAATCAATTTGAAAAATGCCTCACATATGGTCACTAATATATGGACCGAAGGTCCAAAAGTCATGGGTACTGTTAAGGTTCTCAATACTCCTTCGGGAGATATTTTACGTGGGCTAGTCGAGAGTGGCTGTCAACTTGGTATCTCCTCAAGAGGGTTGGGTTCGGTCAGAGAAAACGCACAAGGAGGAGTTGTTGTTGAAGACGATTTCCAGCTTATTTGTTTTGATTTTGTATCAGAGCCTTCTACACCAAATGCTTTTATGAATTTACAAGAAGGCAAGAAATATGAGCAACCAAATGTTTTCACAAAAGCTGACAAAATTAATCGCGCGTTGAACGATATTCTAGGTGATAAATGAAAAAACAAGAACTACAAAAAATCCTAAAGCCCCTTATCAAAGAGTGCATCAAAGAGGTGATCTTTGAAGAGGGAGTTTTATCAAACTTAATTAAAGAAATTGCTGTTGGGCTAGGTACACAACAAACTATTGTCGAGACCAGAGTCGAACAACCAAAGCAAGATTTTTCAAGACAAGCTGTAGAATTGCAAGAAGAGCAAAGAACGGCTCTTGAAGAAAGAAAAAGAAGAATTGAAGAGTCATTAGGTTTTTCTGGAATCTTTGAGAATACAGAGCCACTATCTTCCGGAGGTAGTGTTAGTTCGCCGCCATCAAATGGGCCACTATCAAATTATGCCCCCAATGATCCAGGTGTTGACATTAGTGGTTTAATGGCAATCGCTGGTGGACATAAATGGAAAAAAATGATTTAATCTTTTATATTTGAGGAGGAAGAAGAAGCATGTCAGAATTTAAGCCAAGTAATAACAATAACTCTCTAAAAGATGCCGTCACAGTCGACGGTAGATTGTCTGTTTCATCAATAGACGTGTCAGAGACTGCGTTTAACGTATCAATACCTGGTCAAGAAAACATGTTTTCTATTGATGCCTCTAGTTCTCTTGATGGCAAACCGAGAATTACAATAAAAACAAACAATGAACATGCGGGTAACGATCTACAAGTCCCAATTGGAGTTGATGAAGATACTCCTCGAGGCATGTCAAGAGGGCTATTTCATATTGAGAGAGGAGAAGCCTCGCATTCAAATACTCTTAGTGCTTGGTCTTATGGGACAAGCCCAGCAGACATATCGAGATTTGAATTAGCATCTTGGTCATCAATTTTGACAAACTGCTCTGGTATCAATCTTCTTTCTTCTAATCAGATTGATACTAGTAACTTTAGGGCAATTGTGCCGGACGGCAAAACTTTAGGTCGAATTGGATATGGTGGTTACTCACACAATCAGCCTAGACCTAATCAGGCTTATGTAGATGCCAGGGCCACTCAAAATTGGAACTATTCATCGAAATGTGGATCAAAGTTGGTGCTTGGGACAACTCCGAACGACTCAGGCGTCCCTGCAGATCATTTAACTATTTCTTCGGACGGTGCTTATATACATGCTCCGCCTTCTGCTCCACCTTCTGCCGACATGAATAATTCCACTGTCTCTATGCATGTTGACGAAGTACTAAATAAATTAACATTTACAGTTAAATATTCAAATGGAACAGTGAAAACTGGTACAGTTAATTTGACCTAAGATTAAATAAAATATTGTTTATTATTTAGAGTGCCTATTTATAGTTACACAACAATAAATAAATGGAGTTGTAATGTCCAAGAGACCAGTTAATCTTGTCGAAAAACCTCGAGGTAAAAATGAT